TTTACCTACTACATTAGTGGGTGGGACTGTATCGGGTTTCAGAGATAGTGGTGGCCGAATTAGAGGGGTTGGGGATGCTACTACAAGAGACGTTCTATTTGGTACTACTCGTGGAGCATTAGGGGCAGGATTAAATAGGTTCCAACAACTCGGGCCAGTGAAAGGAATAGGGGCTATAGGTGCGGTAGTTGGTGGATTAGCCCTATTAGATAAAGCAGCTACGTCTACAGATGCGACAACGAAACAAACAATAGCTTCTGTACTTCAACTAGGTGGAGCTATAGGTTTAGCTATACCCGGATTCCAAGCGTTCGGAGCAGCAGCTATTGGTGCGGGTACATTGCTCTCATTATTCGGTAACGAAGCAGCGGAAGCAGAGAAAGATGTTAAGGCTTCAGCCGTAGCTATCTATGACACCCTGCAAACACTAAATAGATCACAGGCAGATGTTGAAACGTTTACTAAGGCTCAAAGAGACGCTTCTAGAGATATAGATCGTATAATAAAAACAGGTAAGACGGATGAGCAGGCTAAAATTGCTCAAACTGATGCTACAAATAGATTCGTAACTGCTACACTATCATTGGCTAGTGCGAACAAGGCTGTTTCTGACTCTTTCGATGATCTTTTACTTAAGCTAGATAGTATTGGCGGTAGCTACGCTGAATATAAAAACATCATTGGCAATGCTGCGAGAGGACCAAATAACGCTGTAGTCCAAAGATTATCCGCAGAAATTGCTACAGAGATTCTTCGCGCAACAGGTACACCGCTCTATCTTCCAGAGGGTCAGCGAAGACCTATACCTACGGGGGAATTTAAGGTTCCTCCTTTAGAGCTATCTGTTAACGCTGAGAAAATTTTATCTCAGCATATATTTGACGAGGGGGGCCAGTATGGACAAGTTAGAACGCTAACTCCCGAAAATATTGGTAAACTTATTGATGTGGATACGGGTAAGTTTAACTTTGATGTTCTTCCTTCCCAAGAAAACTTATTAAAGCTGTCATCCGTTATACAACAGCTAGCTACTGATCCACTAGATTTTAACCAGACTCAGATTGATACCCTACAACGAACCGTTCAAGATTTCTTAGTAGCTAACTCAACCTTTTATGCTATACAAACTACACTATTGACGGATCAGGCTCGTATCCAAGCATTAGGATCGATTGGTGCCCTGAGAGGGGAAGATTTGAAAAATGCTACTCTTCGAAATCAACTAGGAATACAGCTACAAAGCCTATTAGGTAATGCAGATGCTCCTAGAACACCCCAAGACCGAGCCGCTTTAGGTCCACAAGCTACCTATGACGTTCGGGTAGGCATTGATCAGGAACAAGTACGTGATTTAATTAAGGAAATTACAGAAACAGCCGATGGTGAGATAAACATAAAGGCTTTTGATGGTGATGAATTAGAGAAGGTAGGAGAAACCCTTCTTAGACTAAAGGAAATATTCCCAGAGATAAGCGCGCAAGGGGAGCAAGCTTTGCAGAGGGGAATTATTGAAATGCTTCTAGAGGGTGGAGTTGAAGCTCAAACTTTAGAGGAAGAATTAGGGCATATACCGGGTGTATTGGAAGCTATATCTGACGAAGCAGCAGAAGCAGCAGAAGAGCTTAAAAAGGCGTTCCAAGGAGCAAGGGACGAAGCATTAAATTCTTTGGCTCAACGAAATGCTGCACTTCAAGCGGGTGAAAATAGTGGTCAATATGAAGACAACGCTGCTGGATTAGCAGCACTAAAGGATCAAAGCCAGCAAGCGTATGATTCTCAAATAGCATTGATTAATGCTATTGAGGGATTAAATTCTAAGGCTCTACCTGAACTACAGGCTCAATTAGCTAATGTTGTTGGTATGGAAAACGCTACTATTCTTTCAAGTGATCAGCTATCAGCAGCGTTTATTAACAATGCATTAGATGCCGGGGTTAGTGCTGAGGGTATCGTAAAACTACAAGGAAAACTATTAACTCTTATCGATGTTATGGATCGAATTTCTAAACTTAGAGTTAAGTTTACAATTAAGGGTGAAGTTTTCACAGATGTATCGCAGCATATTGCGGCTTTGAAAATCTATCAAAAAGCTACAGCAGCGGCTCTTAAGAATAATCCTTTCATTGGCCCTACAACCGGAGGCGTTACATCATCCGCTTTTAAAGAATTAAATGAGGCGATTGCTGAGTTAGAGGGTCTAAGTGGAGAGCTAGATAATCTTACTGGTGGGATAAATAAGACAATAGGCTCTGGTACTGGCTCTAGCTTTGGGCAGTTACCTAAAAGTGGTAGCGGCAGCAGTGCTGCTTCAAAGGCTAGTGGGCCAGATGTATCAACACTTGATCTTCCAGAAGAGATTGCTAACGCTATGAACAGAGCAGCACTTATTCAGGAAGCTATTAAGAGAGCGAAAGAGCTACAGGCAAAGATTCCGGGTGCAAGTAAGGAAGCACAGAATGACATTGTTGAGTTGCTACATGGTACTCAGCACATTCTAGAGGTTAGAGGCGTTAAGGATGACTTGCTACGAAAGGCTCTTGAAGAGCTAGCCGAAATCGAAAGAAAGAGACTAGAGTTTGAAACAAAAGCTGACACGATCCGACGAATTAGAGTTGGTGCAGGAAGCTTTGCAGCTATTGCTAACGTTCCAGTAAACACTAAGACAGGAGTTTCATTAGGTGGCGCAGAAGGTCCAATCAATATTTCATTGAACCTTAACGGTACTGTACTAACTCCTGCACAGTTAGCACAATTCGCTGATCTTGTGGCATCAGCACTAAAGAGACAGCTAGCTAGCTAAGGAGGTAACGATGCCACTAGGTCCAGCACAACAATATTTAGCAAATTATAACTCATTCACCTTACCGGGTTATGTCCAGCAGGAAGAGCTAGAAAATACATCTAATATCGCTGGTCATAATGCTCCTTATGCTGACGGATCAGAGTCAGAGTATACAGGGCTACAGAATAAGTTGCTAGCTCTCACACTAAAGGTGTGGGAGCCTGATTATTTGTCCTGTAAAAATGAAGTACAAAAGGCCGCAACAATAGTTAGAAGTAAGAAAGATAGCTTCGCACCTTTGTATGTCCATTATTCAGATAGATACTATGAAGCCATGACTCGGGATATCAAAGTAAGCAAGACCGCAGGAACGTCTGTAAGGACGCTAGATTACACAGTTAACTTTGAGTGCCGCCCTTGGCTTACAAGCGTGTCTGGACACACTCTGACGGGCACAGGGACGATTGACACAGACTCCGTTGGCCGGACTATCGATAATGGTGGCTGGACACCGACAATTATCACGGTGACAGGCACAAATGTAACGATTTCTGGTTACACAGCTACGGGAGATTTCGCAGGATATATCAGCATATCTGGTGCTGTCTCAGGGTTAGTAATTAACTCTGAGGATTATTCTGCGGAAATCGGGGGCATAAATAAAAATAATGTAATGCTATGGACAGACTACAGAATGTATGTGGGTCCGGGTAAGACGTATTTCACTAGTACAGGGGCATCTTCTGTATCTATATTCTATAGAGATAGGTGGTATTTGTAATGGTAGAGCAGTACGAGAATAACTACTCAACACAACTTAATGGAGCTATCGATTCAGACGATACAACCATCGTAGTTGATGCTGCCCCTGTTACTATGACAGGTAGCTTTAGGATTAAGATCGACAATGAGTTAATTCTCGTAGGTTCTGTATCAGGTACATCATTTACAGGCTGCACAAGGGGTGTAGAAGGTACTACAGCGGCCTCTCATAGCGATAACGCTATCGTTAAGCATGTATTAACTGCGGATGCTTTAGAAAATATTATTTCTGAAACTGTCTCAGGTATACCAGTTACAACCCTTGGTTATAACACAGTAGGGGCTTCTACTCTTAGCCCCGGTGCAGATAATAGGGGACAAGCAAAGAAAGTAACTATTACACAGGCTGGTACCATATTAGGTGTATCTGGATATTTTAAAATGGTAGGAGGTCCGGGTACGGGAGCGTTATGGGGAGCCGTATATACAGATAATGCGGGAGTACCGCATAAACCTATGGGCGGGGCTTATACCCAATATAGACAGGTCATTTTAGATGCTAATGAAGATTTAGGGTGGTTCCATATACCTGTAAATGTTCATGTTGATTCGGCTACTGATGTGTGGATTGTAGTTGGTAATGCATATCAAGCAGGGTTTTTACGTTTAACATATGACGCTAGTGGTACTGACTATGAAATAACTTTCAGTCAATTGCCTTGGCTAGCGGAAGTTGGTATGAGTGGAGGGTATGCTACAGCTTCCTCAACTACTCGTAAGCACTCAATTCGTGCGCATTTTCTACCCGATGGAGTCGCACCTTCCCCAACTGATCCTATTGATATAGTGTTTGGTACACCAGATACAGCATATGAATTTGATACTACTAGCCTAACAGGTTTAACAAGCCTATCCACTACACCAGATGTAATGAATGCAAATACTACAGTACCACATCATCTATATATTAATGACAATGCGGGTACAGGTGGAGCAACACAGCTTGTAGGACTTTATGCATCAAAAAGCCCCCCATTTACAGCCATTTGTAAAGTAGGCGACGCAACTACCTATACCGATTATAACTGGTTTGGTATGTTTTGTGGTGTAGCAACACCGGGCAAAATGTTAGCTGCGGGAGTTGCTTATGATAGTGGTGTAGCACTTAGGACCGTTAGAATTAATAGCCCTACGGATGGATCAGGAACAGTCGGTAATGCCGTAAGAAATGCTCCCTTTTTAATTGATGTTAATAATTCCTATTTCTGTGTACGGGCTGCTTCTAGTACAGACGTTAGCATATATTGGAGTAGAAGTGGGTATATCTGGTATCCAATTGTTCTCAATGATAATAATACGATGACAGTGGGTTCAGTAGGTCTGTATATTCTTTCAAATAATACAACAGCGCCCGGTATGAGTGCTGCATTTGATTATTTAAGAATTTGGGATTCAACCCTAACTATAGTAACTTAAACTAAGGGGAATAAAATGGTAGAGGTATTTTCAAATGATTATCATACGACTCTAAGTGCAGGAATAGATGATGATGATACTACATTAATTGTAGCGTCAGTTACAGGTCGTCCCACAGGGGGAGAATTTCGTATCATCATTGATCCTGAAACTGCGTCCGCAGAAATATGTACTGTAACAAGTGTATCGACTAATACCTTTACAGTAACTAGAGCTAGTGAAGCTGTCGCTGGCGTTCAAACTGCCTTTGCTCATAACTCTGGTGCCGTAGTTTCTCATGTAATAACTGCGGGAAGTTTATCACGAGCAAATCCAAGTTTATTATACTCTGTTAAAACCAGTGTAGATACCCCTGATGATGAGTTTAATTCAACAACTATTGATGCTAAGTGGACAGTTGTATCAGGTACGGCAGGAACAGCAAGTCTATTCGGTAATGCTGGTGGGGCTACAAATGCGGTTTATGATCTATCTACTAGGCCCGGTTGGATGCTTATGCAAACAGGTACTACAACGGGTAACACTGTTCAATTAAGACAAGATTATACTATACCTGATGGCAGTAGCATAGTAGTAGCTTTAGCTATTGCTTCTCCGTCACAAGATGCAAGTCCCGGCCCCGGTTGGGCAGATAATGAATTACAAGTTGGTATTACTCTAAATACAGATGATACAGGGGCCACTGCGGGAGCAGCAGGAATTGATTTTTATGCCATGGAAGTAGATGCAAACTCTACTGATGTTCAAGTTGTAGGCAGAGGTATGACTTCTGGGGGCACTAGTATATCTACGATTTGGCGTCCTATTGGTACTATGATTTATTTACGTATAGCTAGAACAGGTTTAGTTTATTACCCTTATTTTTCTATGGATGGATTTACATGGGCACCGATGGATGATGTTACTTTTGCATCAGCACTTACAAATATTTGGATATTCCATAGAAACGTAGCTACACAGGGAACACCTACAGGAGTTACAGCATGGGCTTGGGTAAGATTAGGCAGTAATAATATCGATCCTTGGATATGGGCTTAAGTTAATTAGGAGAAATTATGGCGGATCAATTTGAGAATAACTACATAACACAACTTAATGGGGCCATCGATGCTGATGACACTACGCTAACTGTAGATGCTGCGCCATCAAGTATGACAGGTACTTTTCGTGTTCTTATTGATAATGAATTAATACTTGTGGGAGCAGTCTCAGGGTTAACTCTTACGGGTTGTACAAGAGGTATAGAGGGTACTGTCGCCGCTAGTCATAACGATAACTCCATAGTAACTCACTTACTTACAGCAGGAAGCATACAAACATTAGGAGGAAATACATACCCTGAAATTTATCAGGTAAAATTTGGGGGAACACAGATTTCTTCTCTAACACTAGATACTGCCCCGCCTAATGGAAGTAGTATTTTAATGTATTGTGATGCATACAATACGGCACATGTAACAGCGATAAGCTCTACTAATACTACATGGACTAAACTGACTGATGTATCTGCGGGCGCTTATTATTCTCTATGGATAGGATTAGTATCTGGGGGCGCAGGAGGAACAGCAATTACGTTTACTCATGTTAACTCTTATCTGTCTGTCTTTGCTATAAACATAGCAGATACATTAACTGGAACACTTGGTACATCAGTATTCGGTGCGCAGAGTACAACTATAACAACTCCTGCCGCACCAGCAGAAGGTAATTTAGTAGCTGTTTTTGGTGGCTTAGACAATACAACTTTAACAAACGATATTAGTGTATTAATACCAACATTAGGTTTTCCTACAGGAACAGTTTCAGGGGTGGTAGGATACTCACTTGGTAATAAAGTAACTGCTCAGTTTACTCCTAACGCGGGGAGATTAGTTATAGCGGAAATAACATAAAAACTATAGGCAATACAATGTCATAGGCAATAACATGCTTGGGGTGAAATAATGTTAGGGAATGATCAACTAGGGGATTTTATACTCGGGGGTGCCGAAGAAGATCAGCCTAGCATTACCTATGGTACAGGACAAGGCCAAGCTACTATTTTTGCAAGTAGTTATTCATTTGGTCAAGCCCAAGCATTAATACTTGTACTAGGTGTAAATAAGCACGCACAGGCCCAAGGGTTTATTCTTGATCTTAGTCTAACAAGTGTTTTAGGTATATCTGATTCTGTATTAGGGCGTAGTCTATTAGTAGGACTTGGTTCAGAGTTAGCTCCTATACCCTCTATGGTGGGGCAAGCACAAGCAAGCATTCTCACAGATGATTATCGCTATGTAACATTAAATCAAACTCCTTTTGCTTACTTCCCTCTAAATGAACTAAGTGGGACTAACTACGATAATATCATGGGTACCGGAGACGGTACATCAGATGGCGATACTATTACTCAGGGTGTTACACACGCCCTAGATAACTCTACAAATAATACTGCTATTACATTTGCTAATAGTGGCTTCTGGTCACGAATTGTAGCCCCGCTCACAGGTGTTCCGGTAAGTGCGGGTGGAGTAGTAACTGTTACAGGCTGGATTAAATTATCTTCTAGTAACAGTCAGATGTTTTTTGGTTGGAATGTTTATGATCTGCATTTCAATGGTACAAATCTAGGATTTAATACTGGTAATAGTGATAACTACGGTTTTAATGCTACTGCCCTAGTTGGCAAATGGGTACATATTGCCGCAGTATTTTATCACAACCAAAATTATACAATAGCTAATAAAATCTATATTAATGGTGTTGCACAAACACTGTCAGGTAGCTCTAACACCGGTTTATTAACTACTACATTCCATCTTTCAGGTTGGGGAACAAATACAGGGGAATGGGCTAGAGGAACCTCTATGGATGAGGTTGCTCTATTTAATAGAGAATTAACATCTACAGAAATTGCAGCACAATACAATGCAGGACAACCTAAAGCCTATGGACAAGCACAGGCAGTAATTGGTGAAGTAATACCTAGCATTTCTACATCTAAACCGGGTATTGCTCGTTTGGGTATTGCTAGATTAGGTACTGATCATGTTGAAGGGGAAGAGGATACTTCTAAGTATGCTCATGGACAAGCCCAAGCTAGAATACTTCAAACGTACTATACACATGGACAAAGCCAAGCAGATATCCTACAAACATATCAAGCTTACGGTCAATCACAGGCTAGAATAGGTAATGTTTATTCCGTTCATGGACAGAGCCAAGCATTAATTCTTGCTCCCGCTAATGCGCACGGACAAGCGCAAGGTACGATCCTAGCCGTAAGTAATGGCTTGGGTCAATCACAGGCTGATATCTTACAAACCTATCAATCTTATGGACAGGCTAATGCAACCATAGCATTAAGACAATACGTTCATGGTCAGAGTCAGGCTTGGATTAAATCAGTAGTTTATGGGCTTGCTCAGGCTCAGGCACTTATCTTTACGTCAACATGGAAAGTCGCGCAAGCACAAGCCCTATTAATTAATCCTATCTCTTGGCAATATGGTCAAGCACAGGCTATGGTCTATACAATTTATCTGTATGACTCATTTAGCCGAACAACATCATTAGGTGATCTAGGCTCACCTAATATTGGTCCTGATTACGAATACGAATCACCACTATTAAAGGTAAACGGCTCTAAATTAGAATTAGAGTCTGACGGAGACGCTGCTAATGTAGATATAGCAAGGGGTATGTTTAAAGACCCCTATATTATCCAATTTGAATTTACTTCAAATGACTTTGATTTTTTCTACTTAGAAGTTTCAGACTCACGTTATTTCTACCTATATGAAAATAATAATAATCCATATATAAGCATCGAAGATGATGATAGTACTACTATATCTTTAGTTAATGATGAAACATACGTATTCAAGGCTTCGCATATTGGCGGCGTAATGCGTATGAAGGTATGGAATATCCTATCTGTTGAACCAGATTGGATGATTACTCTTTCAGGTTATCCAGATAATAGTAATAGTATTTTCCTATATATAGACCCTGATACCGTATCAACTGTTTTAATTGATAACCTTCTTATTCTTACAAGTGGGGAAGGCCAACACCTTAAACAATCTTATGGTCAAGCTAGAGCATTTGTTAAGGCAAATAGACAAAAATTTGCTCAGGCACAGGCAGATATTCTAAAGAGCGACGGATACGGTCAAGCTAAAGCACAGATCATTCACTTTGATGCTAATAGAATGGGCCAAGCCCAAGCTATGATTAATCTAAAATTAGCAATAGGACAAGCTAAAGCATATGTTCAGCCTATATTTAGAAGAGTCGCACAAGCGCGAGCAAGAATTAAAATACTAGGACAACAAGGATATGGACAAGCAAATGCCTTGATTATGCCTAGATTTAACCAGTTTGCCCAAGCGCAAGCACGAATGTTAGGGTTCGATCAAGTAGTACATGGACAAGCCACAGGATTAGTTGACTCAGCTATTAAGGTCAACTCAGGTAATGCACACGCTGTAATTAGTAAACGTATTCTTTTTGATACCTTCACCAGAACAACTACAAACGTAATTGGAACACCTGATCTTGGTAGTTATCAATCTTCTGATATAGCTAGTGGAGACGTAGATGGGTCACAATTAGTAGTTGTATTCCCAACTACATATGACGATGCATGGGCAGATGCAAGAGTACATGCAAGAAATATAATTACTTCTATCGAATTTACTAGAAGTGCTACGCATGAAGATAACTACATGGAAATTTACGGGCGTGGAGCCAACGGTGGTGTGGCTATTTGGATATCAAATAACGAAGTTTATATTAATAGACAAACCGCTGTTAATAATTCAAGTAGTTCACAAAAGATAGCAGACCTGACTATACTAGCTGGTGTTACATACGTAATGAAGCTGGTAATCGTTGAAGATCAAGTATTGGCAAAAATTTGGGATAAATCAACTCTTGAACCTGATTGGATGGGAAGCCTTACTATACAATACAATGATCGTATTGGTAGGGCAGGATTTTATTTCGATAACTATGATGGTATTGATGGTATGGTAAGTACTGTCTATATTGATAATTATAGTATTGAAACTACAGATTACTATCAAAGAGCCTACGCGCAAACAAGAGCAAGAATCAAGTCTGTAGGACTACAGAAGTATGGTCAGGCTCAGGCAGAAATATCCCCGCCACTACCGGGAATTAAATCTGGTCAGGCACAGGCTTTCATTAGCAAACTTGCTGGATATGGACAGGCATTAGCTACGATCTATGCAGCCTCTAGACGTTGGGGACAAGCCCAAGCATATATTAAGGAATTTGAATTTAAATATGGACAAGCGAGGGCCTACATTCGGAAGGGAGATAACACTACTTACGGTCAAGCGCAAGCATACATTAGACCTAACGCTTATACAGGAAATGCACAGGGTTATATCTCAACTAAGCCAATAAAGACGGGACAAGCCCAAGCGTTGATTGCGCGAGGTCAGAAGCATGGACAAGCTAAAGCATACATCGTAGGTATAACAGGTACGCCGCCTCCGGGTACAACCCCACCACCAACAGGTCCGGGTAATGTAGTTAGAACATATATTGTTGATTACAATGGCTATCAGCTACCGGGATTTGCAACAGATGAATCTATGGAAAGTATTATGGAGATAGATGCTCATTCTGCGGCATATTATCAGATACCTTTCGTAGAGCATATGGGGCTTAGAAATAAGCTTGTCTCTATGACTATGGCTGTATGGGAACCTAACTACTACGTTGTGAAGAATAAAGTGCAGGAAGCTGCAACCATTATTCGATCTAATAGAAGTGGTTATGCTCCACTATATATTCAACGAGTAGATCGTCACTATGAAGCTCTTGCTAAGAAGATATCCATGAGTGCTGTAGCAGGAGAGAGTGAGAGACTTGTTAAGTATCAAATTGACTTTGAATGTAAGCCATGGACTGTGAGCGACACAGAACATACATTGACAGGTACAACTACACTTGATACGGATGCTGTTCTCCGAGATTTGTATAGTGGTGGATGGACACCGACTAGAGTGGAAGTTACAGGTACAAATGTAACTATATCGGGTTATACAGACTTCGGAGAATTTGCAGGGTATATTAGTATTTCAGGAGCAGTATCAGGTTTGACAATAGACTCAGAAAATAATATAGTCGTAATGAATGGGGAAACTAGAAACGATGTTCTTTATACACCGGATTACAGCCTGTACGTTGGGCCGGGAAGAACACGGTTCGATGTAACAGGAGCATCTAGTGTAACGATAACGTATAGAGATAGATGGTATCTCTAAGGGAGATTAAATGCTGCAAGTAAAGATCACAGAGTTTGATGGCAGTGATGCTATCATCTTAGAGAGAGCTAAATCCTTAACAGTATTCGAAGCTGTTAACTCATCTGATGAAGGGGTATCCTTTAATATTGCCAAGAATGATCCCAAGGCATACATAGTTAATCCTGATCAGGAGGGCTATAAAAAGTTTTGGGAGGTATGGGATACAGTCACTAATGAGAGGGTTAACTATGGTCCTATTACGTCTATCACTGAACAAGGGACTGACTTTCGGGTAGAGGGTGCGGGTCGATCCGCCCTTCTACTCGATTTTTATAAGACTACAAAAACTTTCTACACTCCGATTGATTCTATCATAGATGACATTAGGTATGAAAACCTAGCTGTTCAGCCGCGTACTACAACATTGGTCCATAAGGCAGATGATACAGCAGCACAGGATACAATCTTTGGCGCTACTGATATTAATGAGAAGTACGCTGGACTTAGCTTACAAACTAAAGATAACGTTATTGATGATAACTCTGGTCTGGTAAGACCGGGCGAAATCGAGCCACCAAATACTTATCATTCTACTGATTCTTTCTGGGCAGGACAGGGTAAGGTCGATAGTCACATCATAGATTTAGGCGACGTATATAGCGTCTCTAAATTATTATTGATACTTCCTTCATGGGGTGGATCAGAGAGAAAAGGTAACAGAACCTATGACTTTGAATTAGCCTATGCAACGGATACTGAGGCTACTTTAACGTCCTTTAACGGAAGAGAGATAGGCCCATTTCATGCGTTATATGATACTGGCGCAGAGAGCCATTTACTCATGGGTAATAGACCCGGTGGTTCTTTCTACATAGGTGCGGGTAACATGAATGTAGGATTAGATGATCCTACTTTCTATGTGGCTACTGAAGTACCGGGAACATCCTTAGATATGAGATACATTCGTACCAGAATTTATGACGTACATGCTTGGTACGGTAGCGTATTGGATCAGAGTCCTGCGGTAGATAAATGGCGCTTCCAGTGCGATCCTACATATGAACCGGGAGACGAGGTTACAACTCCTGCGGATGCTCCGGGTGTCATGGAAGGTAAGGTAATTAACGAGAGGGAGTTAGAGCCAGCTAACGATTGTTTCGCCTCTATCATTGAGCTAGGTGTTTATAAAGAAATACTAGGGCGTGGAGACTTAAAGCCTTTAGCCCTACAGAGAATTGATAATAATAACCTACAAATTATCTATTCTCACCAGCCAGAGGCATCGGAAACGGTTACTACACCACAAGGATTCCGTAAGTTTGAGCCGGGGGGATTCTTTAGAGCAGTTAGTGTGAATTATTCGGGTGCAAGCTCAACTTACTCTAAATTTTATGATGATGATTGTGCAGATTGTTATCCAGATAACTTTAACTTTGGTGTAATGGATCAAAACAATAGTCTTATCTTGTCTAGGGATCAAAGCTCGGGTACAGGAGTAACAGTTAAGTCTGGAGCATACACAAGTTATATTCTAATGAAGGGCGCATCTAATGCTGTAGTTACTCACGCTGATTCTTGGCCCGCTGTTACTGACCCTCTTTCTTGGGGAGGTTCCTATAGCTATACAAAGATAGTAGGGGATTACGCTATCCTTCATTTTAGGGGCCAATCTCTTAGATGGTATGCCACGCTACCCGATGGGGAAACACCAGCAGAGGTTAGCATAGAGATTAGAAACAAGGATACTAATGGAGAATGGACAGGTTGGACTACATTAGAAAGTAGTTTCACTCTCCCTACAGGATCATATAATGCTGAGCCTGTGTATGAAATCAGCTATGAGTCAGGTGCCCTACAGCCTGAAACCGTATATCAGATTAAGATAACTAATCTAGATGGTAACTATCTAGCAATCGATTCATTCGAAGGTTATTGGTCTAGCTCTATGACTAGCTACAATGAGGACAACTCCCGAATTGGTGTTAGTGCTCCTGAAAGACTCTCACAAATCTATGATAGAAGATTTAGTGGTGGGTCGATGTATAAGTGGAATAATAATACATTCTTTAACTTCGTGTTTGAAGGAGATAGAATTGTATTATACTCAGCTAAGGGTAGAAACCATGGTAAGATTAGAATTATCCTAAGAAAGAGTGGACAAGGTTCTTACTTCTATGATGATTATCCTACCGATACTACAGTATTAATTCCGGGGGGAAACCCTACCGATGGAAGCCTCTCTATCGATCTAGAGACAGGGAAGCGGGGGGCAGAAATTCCACAGTTTGTAGCTTTCGATTCTAATGATTATTTTCCTGACGGTTTGCCATGGAGTAAGTATCTATTTGGTATCTATTTGCTACCGAGTGAAATTGATACCTATACAACAACTGACGTAGCAGCTTCAAACAATTTCATTGAACGTTGCTCAGATTGTGAAGCACCAATAGGTGAGCCAGTTACTATAGCAAAGCATGTGTATTTCGATGGACTAGCTACGCATGAAAAGGTTGGGCTATCAATTTCATTTGAGAATGAAGCTCATTTAGACATACTAAAAGCAGTAGCAGAAGCTACTCAAACTGAGTGGGATATAAATGAGGCGGGAGTTAATCTTGTCCCTCGTCTTGGTGAGGATACAAATGAGGTTCTACGAGAGGGACAAAATACGATGGTAGATTGGCAGATAGTTAATGATGTTAATAAGGTAGCTACACAGCTAGTATCTAGTGGTGCCGATATCGATGGCTTGCCTCTATTTACTATTACAGAGGATAAGAAAACGCGCGCAGATGTAGGCCGAACCATTATGAGAAAGGAAGACTTCAGAAATATTGCTGACTACTTCCAACTTATCGGCCTATCACGAGTAGCATTAAGGAAGAGACGAAGACCTGAAAAACGGATCACCGTAACTCATATTACGAAACGATTTGCATTAAATAAGGGAGACTCATTTATACTCTATACTAATAAGATGGGGCCACTCAGAGTAAGGATCATGAAAAAAGAGAGAAGTCAGGCTGCCCAAAGTGGCTTTGAGTATAGATTGGAGTGTATACAATGGCCTCAGATAACTTAAAACAAGTCGGACAGTTTATTAAGAATACAAGAAAGGGTGTAGATCATGCTCTGAAGCGATACCATGGGGACATTCCAAAGGTAGAGCGGACACGAGATATCTTTGACTCAGAGATACCCTTTGAAATGAATTTCAGCACGGAAAAGCCGGGAGAGAGGGTTCTCTTGAACCTAAATTTTAACAAACCTCCCCCGATGAATGACTGTGTAGCTGATTGTTTAGAAGCAAGGTGTGAATCATTCACGCTACAACCGGGAAATCATATTGTGCAGTTAGCACAAGGATATACTGCTGGCACCATAACTGTGTTTGTAGATGCTGTTCCTGTGCTGGATTCAGACTTTGATGAAGTCGATCCTGCTAATGGTACGGTTTACATTCAAAGTGAATCTTTAGACACGTATGTAGCTACTGTATGTTATACGTTTGGTACATGCGTAGGTGATGATGAAGGCTGCATAGATTATCCTTCGCCCGGTGGTTATACTGGACTAGCTGTAATATTTGCTGATCGCTTCGATAAGTCTTTTGTAGAAGTCGAGCCTAGATGTGGGCAATGGGGTCTAGATGATAGCCCTACAATAACATTAAATGGTGATGGTACGGCTAATATTAACGAAACCATTTACTTAGAAAATGAAACAATGGTTGGCCCACAGTGGGAAGTCTTGGTACGATTTAGATTTCCCGCCACTTTTAGTACTTCTGTTTTTAGGTTAGAAGCTTCAAGTGGTGGTAATGGATTTAACTCATTTCTTACTATTGGTCCGTGGGGACAAGGAGCCGTAGCATCAAGAGCAATTACTTTGTCAGGACGATATGAGGGGCTTGATCCAACTTCTACTGGTTTAGCATGGACAGAAACGGGAGCAACGACCTCAACTACCTATAAAGAATTTCCTACAGATGAAACACAAGAATACTATGTAAGGTATGTACAATATGTAGGGGTGGGGTGGTTTGCAAAAATTTGGAATGTAACAGAAGAAGAACCGGCTGCATGGACTGCTAGTTTATGGGCTATTCCCGCTCCTGTTAATCCAGCAGTTACTCGTCAAGAGTGGGTAAGTCATAATCTTCAAAAATTACTTGTTACTTCAACTGCTGTTCGTCATATTACTGTGTGGGGACAGGGTTCAGTAGGAAGATGGGTTGGATTTAGTAGTGGTACTACTTGGGCCTATGATGACTGTTATCCTAATCCCGATGGTTTGATTAGATTTGGTCATTGTGATGAATTTTCACAAACCATTTCAGGTCCAACTAATCAAGGAAGTCATAGCTCTGACGTTTTAACGCCTAGTGCATTAGTTAGTTACTCCTCCCCTATTTTTGCTACTGGTCCTAATGCTAAAACAGGTACCTCTCAGGGTATGGTATCTTTTTCAGTACCAGAAGGCTGTACATCGGTGATTCTTGAATGTGAGTATCGTATGACAGGTAACAGCGCATGGAATGGGTTTGGTTCTACAGCTACAATATATCAATATGATTTTGGTACTACTCCACCATCACCGGGACCGGGGAGATTGCCGGGATCAAGCGTTACTTCTTTTAGTGGTCCTGTTAATGGTCCGGGTTGGTTGCCTCTTACGTTTAGCATTACACCCATAAACAATCAAGTACAGTGGGGCTTTATGGTTGTTACTGATGCTTCTGGATGGCCTCCTGCCGAATCTGGTTTCCTGTTTCCGCCCAATGGCGGTCTTAGTGTTCAGTTTAGACAAAAAAGAACCTTTGCATTAGGTGTAATGCACTGTACAACTAGACCCGGATGCCCTGTAGATGAACAGGATATATTTAGTAATTGTGGAGATAGTTATGACTCTCTTTTAAATGCTACTAATTATGACTTTTATTGTGGAGTAACTGTAAATACACCTACTAACGATATATTTAGGTATTACACTAATGATTCAGGTAGTAGAACACGGATGCGTTCACAGATTGGTACAGCGGTTACAAGCACCAGCGATGGGGCAAGAATTAGTTGGCGAGCAAGAGGACGAACCTTTGATGGGTCTGATGGTAGATGTAGAAAGGCATTAAGTGGCACTTCTTTTGATGATAGTACAAGAGGAACATCATCTACAACAGCAGCCGTCACGTTTAACTTCACAAGCCCTGTCGTATGTGAGGGCGGGGCATTAAGTCAGTTTGAATTTAAACTTAACTCTATGCCTCAAAGTCAATGGACAACAACAGGAAATACTCTAACCACACCGGCTTTTGAGCTTACTTTTGGGGACGACCCAATCACGTTTACTAGTTTTATTTTAGAGCGTGCAGTTAATGGATCATTTATTAGTACAAATGGCATGGGACCGTTTTTAAGTGATGCTACATTTAGTGGGGGGCTTGATATAGGAGATTGGTATTCGGTCAAATATTTAGCAGATGGGTCTAATGTAAAAATGAAGATTTGGAAATCATCTGGAAGCGAGCCGGGATCATGGTATCACGAAGCACTCATTGCAGAAGCAAATCAGGGGGGCTTTACTATAAGTTTAAGCTATAGTAATTTCTCAGAAGATGGCTTTAGCGTAGATGTAAGAAATGTATCGTCGGTGAGGCCGTAATGTCAGACTATGCACGACAAGTAGGAAGGGAATTAAATCAGCAGGGACAAGATACACATGATGCCCTTAATAGGTATGCTCAAAGACCTGTAGCACTAGAGCGGGCAAGAGATATATTTGATCCTGTTGTACCGTTTGAAATGGAATTTTATACGGATAAACCACAGTCTAAAGTTATGCTAGACTTATTCTTTTTGGGGCCTCCACCATCTAAGTGTTGTAGCAATAACTTATGTTCTAAGTGTGAGGTATTTGCTGACGGTTCAGAAGTAATAACATTAGAGCGCCCCTATGTAGCAGGAAGTGTCATTCCTTATGTTAAGGGTACAAGACGGACTGCGTTTACAGAAACTAGTCCAGAGACAGGAGTAGTAACTATTAATACAACCGTAGCAGTTGGAGACGTAGTAAGAATATGTTATGTATATTTATATGAGGAGTAAAGAATGTATCCATCAGATATTAGAGTATTTATAGATGGGAAAGATGTTACTAAATGGATTTTCGGTACAGAAACCGTAACTCTGTCTAACATCAATAGGGACTGGAAGAAGATTGATATTAGCTCCTTCATTAAGGGACCGGGGCTACACAAGCTTGAAATTACTGCGGGGGCAGGAGTCGGTAGAGTGGAAGCCAGGTTGGAGATTGATTAATGACAGGGGAAGAATTAGAAATTTACGCACAAAGTATTGCTCAGGAGGCACATAGCAACTGTGGTCCAGACCATCCCCAAGGGGAGCATAAGTGGTCCGACCATATGTTTACGTCTAGAAATTATGCATGGTCGTTACAAAATACAGGGTACACGCCAGAGCAAATTGTACATGCTATTGTTGAGATAGCTAAAAGCCTTGATAAGTTTAAGCATCCCCATCCGAGGGAAGTGGAGGAATATATCAATGGGAGTTGAGTTTACCCAAGACGCAGAAGTAAGAAGAGTATTAGAACCTAAGCCTACATGGGAGTTGTTTTCATCTACTAGCCTTGTCCAAGCATTACATAAGGCAAGAGATATGGGGTGGAAGAACAAAGAGATACAAGTGCGGGCAGAGAAACTAGGCACAGATAGAATGAATTATATCATAGAGCCATTCGAAAGAGACTGTGAGTGCCCAAACATTCTCCGATACTCTGACTACTTCGATTGACCCTTTTTAGATACAAGGTGACTATTAGTATGGTGGCGGGCAAGGCATAGGTAAAGGAGTAGCATGAAGATATTGTTTGCCGGTGATTCACCGACAGTCCACACAGGGTTCGGGATCGTATCTAAAAACATTCTGAATCGGTTGCACAAGATGGGTCATGAGATAGCTGTCTTAGGCATCAACCATTATGGAGAGCCTTACGATCAGAAAGTCTATCCATATCCAATCTATCCATGTGACAAGGGCGGGCCAGACCAAGTGTTCGCTTATGCAAAGTTTTGGGGTATTTATGAGGCTATGCAGCCTGATTTAGTATTCTTCCTAAATGATCCATGGATAATACATCGGTATATGGAATTCAAACCTGAGGAAATATACTCTCATACGAAATTTCTTGTGTACTACCCGACAGACGCTGGACCTATTAAGAAGGTCTGGATGGATACTCTGAACAGTATGGACGCACAAGTATGTTACTCCTACTATGCCGAAGGTGTCGCCATCAAATCTAATGGAGGAAAACGACCGGATAATCTACATATGGTTTACCATGGTGTAGATTCCAAAACGTTCTATCCAATAAATCAGTCGGTCGCTCGCACGTATCTAGGATTACCTCTGGACCAATTCATTGTGGGTATGGTTGCTCGTAACCAATTCAGAAAAAGATTTGACATACTTATGGCGGGCTTTGCCGACTTTGCGAAGGATAAGACTGACGCAAAGCTCTACCTCCATACAGCGCTGAATGATATTGGATATGACATTCTTGATCTAGCTGTGCAGCTAGACCTAGAAGATAAGTTAATATTGACTGAGGGAGTAACGCCCGCTAAAGGTGTAACTGATTCACGACTTAATTACATCTATAACTCGTTAGATGTTCATGCTCTCATAAGTCTAGGGGATGGCTTCGGCCTTCCTGTAGCTGAGAGCATGGCTACAGGCTGTCCGCAACTAGTCAGTGATCATTCTTGTTTACAGGAATTAGTTAAGGACCATGGAGGTCTTACAGCTAAGACGGCGGCATGGATATCAAATACGAGTGCGATAAATACGTGGGGAGGCATCACTGATCCACAGGACATAGCAAAGAAGCTAAACATACTATACAAAAATAGAGAGCAAAGAATAAAGTTAGCGGAACAGGCGTATAACTTCATAACACAAGAGAAGTTTACGTGGGACTATGCCGCAAATGAATTCAATCAAATTATAAAGAAGCTATTTCATATATTGTAAAGGAGGGAAGGTATGTCTATAAACTATAACTCATTGACTAGAATGCCGCCTAGAATTACCTTCCAAAGATTCTTACAACTATTACAGTCTAAGAATTCTCCTGCTGTTGGTGAGGCTGTGCAGATTTGGGACGTTCTTGTACGTATCGGTGGCGTTGATCCCTCTTTCGCTCTAGCTCAGTACCGAGTGGAGTCACAGTATGGTACAGCGGGTCATGCAAAGATCACAAAAAGTTGGGGCAATATGTTAATGGATAGCAGTCTATGTATCCATGCAGTAGGAACGTATGCTCCGGGTAATGGTTATACTTATGCAAAGTATAACAACCACGTAGATGCAGCTAAAGATTATGTTAGATACATCCATGATTATGACATAAATCGTCATCTACCTACAATTTATAAGACTACTGCTGAATGGATAGGGAAGGTGCCGGGTTCTGCTGGACACCTTAGTTATATCAACATCATCATCAACGATATGTATGAGTATGAATTAAGTGATGGAGAGTTTTATGAGGTAGGGGATAAGATGATTTACGCAGGACCACCATTTGATAGAGCTACAGGAAGAATAACACAAAAATATCCCGTTGTACGTGGGATGACACTTTATCGTGGTACTGATGGTACTGTGTTAAAGCAATTCTCAGGAAATACAAGCGTTCCCGGTGATTTAAAGACATATGCATGGTACTTTGGACTTGTGCAGGGATCAAAGGATTGGGGATTAATTTGTATCGGTACGTCTGATGCGGACCCCGATGCAACTCTTTGCTATATCAAGAACATTGACCCTACTAAAATTGTAGGTGTGTAATGGCTCTTATATACCCTACATTTAGGTCGCAGCTTTTAGACCCTACAACAACACTTGATCCATATATTTGTACCCTAGAGTCGGGGGCTATGGGTCTAGATGTAAAAACAAATGGACGCATTAAAGTATGGGGCGGAAATCTTGTTCCATGGTGCGGGCGATCTGCCTATACCATTAGACAGAAAGGAACCAATCTTAATAATGTGGCGCAAGCGTGGAGACATTGGGGACAAACACTAGACATTGATACTGGTGGCAAATGGATTAATTTATACTACGCTCTTAAAGCAGGATATTATGTAATTGCCCAAGGGGATTACGATCAATTTAGTCTAGCTACAAGGTGTCAGGACTCATTTACAGGCGGACATGCTGTTATTGTAGTGCCTAGATTTTCAGGCAGCTATGTGTTAATGGGTGATCCTCTCTGTAAGACATGGAAATGGGTGACACTAACTGAGCTACGACGTTACTGTGAAAAACTAGGACGAACAACATATGATAACTTGGGGTGGAATTGGACTGGACAGCTATATTATGCTAAAATAAAATCAAACTCTACTCCAACAACGGAGGTAAATGTGGCAGCCTATAAGTCTACAATAGTAAAGAGATATACTGGACGAATTAAAGTAAAGTCAGACGCCAGACATGCGGCTGTTCAGTTACATGATGGAGAGTTTATATGGCTACCATCAGGAGCTATAAAGGATGCTTATGCTCAAATATCAATCTATCCCCCTATTCCCGGTGGAAAGGTGGGAGCCAACAGAAAGGATGGCTATTTAGTGGGAGCAGAAGAAGCAATTATACTATTAAGTGACGCTGAGCCAATATAATAAAGGTGGTGATGTAGATATGGCATTGTTCAGTTTGTATGATATAATTCCTGAAGCTATTCCTTATCCGATCAGATCGGGTATCGTTAGAGCAGTCAGAACAGCAATTGCAGCAGTCTTAGCCGGTGTTTCAGCAGCGATCCTCGATGGGTCACTTCTTGACGCAGTACAGATTGTACCAACGGCTTACTACCCTGCGGTAACAATGGGCTTGACAACACTCTTCTTGGGTATTGACAAGTGGCTACGAGAAAGAGGGCTAGTCGAGGAAGCTAAGGCAGAAGGGTTCTTGCCTCCACATGCTAAGGAGATTCCTGCCGCTATTAAACCAGAAGTGGAAGCAGCAGTAGAAGAAACCGACGATCAGGTTTAGAGAACCGTATAACAGAAGGGAGTTTGGCACTGTGTCAGACTCCCTTCTTTTTTTATTTGATCTGTGGTCAGCCACAATGTTACGCTTAGTCAGCGCAAGCGCGTTACGCGCAGAGGAAAGGAGAAGGAGCATATGTCTAGATTTGAAACAGATAATAGAAATCTAACTTATATAAATACAAATACATATGAAAATTATAAGTTAGAGTATAAGTATTGTAAGGGCTGTGGGGGAGAATTAAAAAGATTCAATCCAGAGGGAGAAGAATTCGATAGAGCAACAGGAAAAAGAATTCCCGGTATTCCTTATTTATCCTGCCAAGATTTTTCAACTAAATTTGATGGTTGGGGGTTTACTAAACCCTTAACGGGCGATCATGATATATGGGAGGAAGTAGACCTAGACGAAATACCATTTTGACTTAGATTATTCTGATTTGATATACTGGTTACAGTCCACTTGGACCAACTATTACACCTTGGAGGTACGATATGTCGTTTAGCGAAGAAGCCCGAAGTTACACCGAGACGCGCAAGAGAACAAGCGCCGAGTATGTGAAGTTTACGCCAAGGCATCGAACAGTATTACGTATGCTCGATGACAGAGCTAAGACAGTATGGAAGCATTGGATTCCGCAAGCTAATGGTGGCAGAGGAATGGGTGCTGTCTGTCCTAATGTTGATCCTCAATTGAAAGTCTGCCCTATTGATAAGCTGTATGCTGATCTACCAAAGGATGATGAGAAGCGCAAGGAGAACAATGCACGGAGACGCTTTGTTGTTAATGTTCTTGATCGTACTCCACACACTGTTTGCAAATCTTGTCAGACAGTTACTCCCCCGGTAGTTAATACAGCAAGCCCCTCTCAAAAGACATGTGTAAGCTGTGGTGCTGATCTAAAGGGTCATGACTTTAAGCCCCTCAACCGTGTGAAGATTTTGGAGCAGGGTCCACGCCTATTCAATGAAAGCCTTAATGCTATTGCAGAAATGCAGAAGGCAGACTTGGGTAAGGATATTACTGAGTATGATATTACTTTCACTACGCAGGGTGAAGGTCGTGACCGACGAATTACTGCGATCCCACAAGACCCCAAGGAATTAGAGCCTGATGCTTTGATTGATCCTGAGACGGGCGAGCCGCAGAAGAAGTTTAATCTCGATCTTCTATCTGAGCCTACTCCTATCGAAGAGATTGAGTTGATGCTACAGGGTGCTACCATGGATCAGCTTAATGCTGTGAGAGGTATTGTGTAAGTGAAATCTATCATCCTGATTCGTGACCCTGAAAATAAAGATCAGGAACGAACATGGACTGTGTTTGATGAAATCTCTCGTAAGGTGAAGGAAGCTAAGACTACAGCCGGGGGAGCTTCCGACGCCGAGAGTAAGTATAGTATCAATTACCAGAACCTAGTGAAAGCGGGTCTAGTTAACCAGATAAAGAAGAAGTATCGGTAGTGCCTTATAAAGACCCTCTCAAACGAAGAGAGGTAGAAAAACGATATAGGGAGAAAAATAAAGAGAAAGCGAGAGCTTGGGCTAGAGACTACTGGCATAGGAAAGGTAAGTATAAACTGCGGCAAGTTAAGCCGCAGTTTTACTTTAAGTTGCTGGAACAGCAGAATAACTTATGTGCGATCTGTCTACAGCCTGAGAGAGCTATTGGTAGGAATGGTAAGGTTAAAGCTTTATCACTTGACCATAATCACATTACAGGAGAAGTAAGAGGGTTACTATGCTCTACTTGCAACCTATTACTTGGATATGCGGGAGATAGTCCTGAGATTTTAGAGAGGGCAAAAGAATACCTTGGCAGCCAAACTGGATATATGGTTAAAACTTATAGAGGAAAATCCAAACGTCTTTCCACGTTTTTATGAGAGCCTGTTGGGTATAAAACCCCCTGATGATTTAGCTCTTATGTCTATTGTAGACAATTATGGTTCTTGGCCTGTCATTGAGGGCGTTCTATCGGCATCTACTAAAAAGATGGATGGTGATCCTTGGTCTTACGTGGTGGCAGTAGCTAAAATTAAGTGGAGAGAGGATCGTATAGGGAATGAGTATACCCGAGGTATAGAGCGATCCAAGCAACGTATAGCACAGCAGAATGAGGAATTAGAGCAGCTATTAGAAAGGGCTAAACAAGCAGCCCCGGAGGATAATGAACCAGATACCCTTTAATGAGGAATTTGAGAAGGCACTCATAGTTGGAATACTTCAAGACCCATCCCTGTTACCAAAAGTGACGGGGATTGTTACTAGTGACGACTTTTTTAAGGAGAGCCACAAGAAAATAATGCGGGTTATCGAGGACATGAACATCGATAACCTAGACTCATTAGCCGTAGAAGATAAGCTAACAGATGACTCTACTAGGGATCATTTTAAGCAACTAATACGAGATAGTGACTCCCTACTTCCCTCGCTTTCGAATGTTATCTTCTATGCAGAGACAATTAAGGACAAGTCTAAGTTACGGGCAGGGATTGACTTAGGTAGGGAATTAGCGGCGCTCTGTTATCAGGACAGCGTTTCTGCGGACGAAGTTATGGAACAGGTTGAGTCCGTGTTCAGTAACTTCCTACAGAAGCGTGTTAAGGACAATTTATATGAGTCTACGAAGGAATCCTTTAAGCAATTCATAGATAAGCTTGGTACTCGTATCAATGACGAGGGGGGAATTCGTACAGGGTTTAAAGCCATCGATCTGATCCTTCATAGATTGGAAGGACTCATAATCTTAGCAGCTAGGCCGTCAGTTGGCAAGACGGCATTAGCTATCAATATTGCCAGAAATGTAGCAGAGGAAAAGCCTGTCGTTTTCTTCTCATTAGAACAAACACAGGAGCAAGTGTTCGAAAGAATGCTAGCTGCTGAAGCGGAGGTATCACTTGAAGAAATCAGAACAGGAGCGTTTATTGCGGAGCCTAGAAACACAGAGCGCATCGCTGCGGCTAAGGATCGCCTTATTGAAGTGTTCAATCGCTTTCACGTCGATGAGCGAGACGGTATCCAGACTAGCCACATTGCGTCGGTGGCACGACAAAAGAAATTTGAGTGGGGAGAAATCGGACTCATCGTTGTCGATTACCTCCACATCATCCGACTTAACGACAAAGCCAAGGTGGACGCGCTAGGGGATGCCACGAAGGAGCTACGGGCGCTCGGCAAGGAGCTAGGGTGCCCGGTGCTGCTTCTCTCGCAGCTTTCTCGCCAGCCAGAAATGACTTCTAACCAAGGGGAGGAAAAGAAACGGCGACGACCAGAATTAACTGACCTTAGATCATCAGGGGAGATTGAACAGTCAGCAGATGTAGTCATGTTTCTTCATAGAGATTCATACTACGAACAATCAGGCTATGTTCCAGATGAGGATGAGATTGAAGTCATCATTAAAAAACATAGAAACGGAAGAACAGGAATTACATCCCTTGTGTGGATTCCTAAGTACATTAAATACAAGGATATCACGTAGGGGGTGTTATGAGTGGCCCACTTTTATGATTACGGAATCGCTAAAGGTTATTGGTTTACCTTTGCCCTTAAATACGCCTCTGATCCTGACTTCCGAGTAGAGTACGAGAAAGAATTACTTGATTTAATTACCGAAGAAGGGAGCTTTAGAGTGTATGGCAAAAATGGTCAAATCAAAAAGGGAGTACCGATGCGCGTCGTGCGAAGGTAAGTTTATAAAGTGGCTAGGTATTTGTCCTAGCTGTGGTAAAGCAGGGACTCTACAGGAATTCATGTTGGTCCCGATTAAGAAATTGAATGGTGCTACACCGACTCAGAAATCATTGATCAGACGTTCGAAGAATTCTGAGAGAACAATAGCAAAGAGAATGGTAGCTGTCGATGGGGCCGATCCTCAGTACGCAAAGATAGCTACGTCCACAGGTAGGATCGGGCACATAACAAACATTCGTGTTGATGCTATTTCTCGGTCTTACGTTACAGAGAATAAGAACAGGTCATTACCAAGCTGGTTGACAGGTGCGTGGCTGCTGATAAATCAGCGGGCAGAAGACTTCGATAAACATGCCTTATTGCATCTTGATCCACCAAATATGGCTAAAGAGTTTCCGATAAACGGAACCATGAAACCACTAGATACCATGGCTGTTATAACACAGACTCGGCATGAAGAGTTGATCTTAATCGAAAAAGATTTGACACAGATCAAGTCAATATTAGATAGCCAAAGTAATGATGTATCCAAACTAAGGCAAATCCGAGAGCTATTAGGGAAGTAATCCATGCCAAAAAAGAGCGAATTAAATTACCGTTATGAAGATGAAATATCGCTTGACAGTAGCGATAGACCGCGTTTACTATGGGAGAAGACCAGTCGAAAGCAGGACTTCGCCTTGTCAGAGGCAGAGGACAAGGCAAGTAAAGACAAGGCAAGGGAGCGATGGAAAGACAAGGCAGCCCTAGACGGAAGGAAGACGAAGGTGTGTGATGAGTTTTGGGAAGACTTCGTTTTATTATCAAAGGTTTGTCTTCTCAGAAATCCAGACGCAGATTTGTATGATGTATTTGATACCATTAGAACAAAATTCTTAGGTGGTTGGGGATATACGGAATCATACATCGCTCAGGTGGACGCAGATATTGAACGAGAATTAGCTAGGAAAGCACATTGAATGTGGATACTTTAGTTAAGGAAGTCATGGCCTATCTGGACGATGTTCAGGTAGAGATTGAAGGCGATCATCTTTATAGTAACTACCAGAAGGTGACAGCTTACACGCTTCGGCTACAAGAGATACACAATCAGATATCTCTAGAAGAAATCCGAGGCAATGCTTCTCAGGAGCTAAAGAAGTTTCGGACCATGATCCTCGACCCTACCATTGAGAGGTTTGAAAAGGTCGCTGCGTTTGAGTCCAGAAAGATTACAGCAAAGGCATTGGAGGCTAATCTAGATCGCTGATGCAACAAAGAGTATCTATTAAGAAATTCAAGGAGTTTCCTGACGCTCAGGCCGCTAAGGATAAGCTATCGATTGAGCATCCCGAGAATACATATAAGGTAAGGCGTATAAGCACAGGCTTTCAACTTGTTCGCCGGTTTAAAGTGAATGAGATTAAGGCTGCCGAAATTCCTAACCCAAGGAAGAAGAGACGACGTGCAAGGGATCGGAGAGTAGCAAGTGTCTGATGTTAGAACCTACGAGATTGAGACAGCTAGTGGAAAGCTTAGGATCGATATTCCTGAGGACTGGAAGGTTACATATGGACCTATCTCTATTGGGGCTAAATCTTATGACGGAGGCCATCTAGCTCTACGTGTTTACGAGAGTGACACTAAGCAGCGAGCTATCTTCACGAATGTCAAGTCTTTCCGTGATCTTAGCATCCCTGTCAAGAGGGAAGTTGTTAAGAGAAGTGGCAGTGATACTTGGGTAGTGAATGACGATAGTAGTCGTTCTAGTCAGGAAAGTATCACTGAGCGATCATGGCAGGAATTAAATGACTGACTTGCAAGCTTTTATTCAGGATAGAGAGCTAGAGCTTACATTAGTTAATGAATTGCCTGAGTCTGGATATGTCGGAGTCGCATCCGACATTATTCCAAAGAAGGGCGAACATATCATCAAATTTCCTGTGTCTAAGGCATTTAAGAACGTATGTCCTTGGACTATTGCTGTATTGCACAGTGGTAAAAGGATTTTTAAGACATTTTATATTAGACCCGTTTTAGATGTAAATGTCAAGACTATCGAGGTAGTGTGGCCGGATTGATCAAACATATTTCGTACAGCTACCTTCACCTACTGGCGTGCCCCTACGCGGCCTTCCTGCGCTATCAGGGAGTCATCAGAGGCCCGACAACGCCATGGTTGGCGCTTGGGAACGCTCTGCACTTTGCGCTAGAGAAATGCCACGAGGATGACGCATTAACGTACTCGCTGTTCTCTTTTAAAGAGGCTGTGAAGTTATTCAAGGAAGAATTACATAGAATCATAGACGAAGAGCATGTGTTGATCGCATGGCCCCAAGTCAAGAAAATTGAGGCCGAAGGCATTGAAATGTTGGGGGTATACAATGAACAGGTCATCAGTGGGGCGATATCACCGAAACCTTTGGCATTGGAGACAGCATTTGCTATCCCGTTCGAAGGAATTGAGATTGTTGGACGAATCGACAAGATCGAGAAGGATGATAGCGGATACATCATCACAGACTTCAAATCAGGAAAGTCAGAGCCTACAGAATGGTTCCTAAGACATAATTTACAGCTTACAGCTTATGCATGGGCTTGTAAGGAATTATTTGGTGAATTGCCAAGCAAA